CGCAAAGAACCAGTCGCTGCTGCTCCTGTAGCATCTGCTAGTTCAGAAGAGGATGATGCTTTAAGTTACTTCCAAAAGTTAGCTGAGGAATAATTACTTAAACAGTTTAATATTTTCTCCTTTAGATAAGGTTTTACTCACATACTGAGTAGAACCTTTTTTATATGGCATGATATCATCTATATCATCTTTCACAATATTTACATACCTTTGTTTGAGTAGGAATATATTTCTTTTTGCGTCTTCAATTTTAGATTCGTATTCATAATTAGTTACTGGCACAGCAATATTTGATTTAGTTGTATAACCACCAGAACGAGCATCGTAGAATGTAACAGAGTAATCTGATTCACATGTCAATCCTTCTTTAACAATAACAACACCAGAAAGATTCTTCACTTCAGTTGTTTCATAATGATGAATTTCTCCTATCCCTACAGTACCATACTTATCTACTAGGTATCTATCAAATTCATTTGTTAATAACGGCCATTCAGTTTGTACATTAAGAATATTATTAGAAACTAATACTAACCAATCAAGGTTGGAGTCATTATAAAAATCAAAAGCAACATTATCTGGTCTATCATTACCTTTGATTTTATACTTAGTAAAGAGAGTTAGGTCTTGAAAGATATCCTCCCTTAATTTTCCTCTTTTAAATAAGTTCTTTACTGTAATGTAGTCAGATATTTTAGCATCAGGAAGTCTGCTAACATATTCAAAATTTGGAACTTTGCTGAAGTAATTTGACATTTTAGAAACCTATTTCGTCTTGGGAGAATTCTTCATAATCATCATTAAATACTGGTTCAAGTTCAGTAAATCCTAGTGTCATTTGATACTTGGTCATGATTCCATCTTCAAAGGTTGCATAGTTACCATCAGGTGTGTATTGAAGAGCACAAGATTTTAAAGCACATTCCTTAAACTTATTTAATGCTTTATGATCTCTGCTACCATTTTTATATTCTAACTTAAATGTATGTGGTGACTTTAAGAATAGATTAGATTCAGATCTGATAGGAGACATTCCTTGTTTAAAGAATCGAAGAATGCGAAGTATAGTTCTACCTTCTCCTGCACTTCTTGCTGTAAAGTTAAAGGCAAAACTAAAGTCTCTTAGTTGAGGACCACCAAATAATAGTTCCATGTTAGGATTAATTACCTGACCACTTGTTCTTTGCATGAGTGCTTTTTGATCACCAGTAGCAGCACCTGCAATGGTTTGTGCAATTGCATCCTTTACATCTTCAGCACCTGCTCCTCCTATTTTTTTAAGTTGATTTGCTGCTTCGTCTCCTGCATCTTTTAGACCTTTTGTTATACCAGTAAGAGCAATTTGTGCAAGTGCCATTTGACCAGCATTCATTTCACCACTTTGCCAACTTACCTGATTACTATCATTGATTCCAGCAGGTATAGGTAGAACTACTCTTCCTATACTTTTTCTATTATTAGTTCTTTGACCTCCTCCAAATTGTCCTGCGTCTCCACCAAGACCTTTAGCCACGTATTCCATCATTGTAAAGTGAATTGTATCTTGGTTACTTTGTCTTAAAGTAGTTGGATAAACTAGAAGATCATCAAATTTCTTTCTGGTTCCTGATGCAGCTTCACTTGTAACTTGAGTTTGAGCATCTACTTCTTCATTTACACCAACATCAATATCATTAGGATCTTCTCTTTGTCCTTGTCCAAAATTAGGATCCCATTCTCTTCTTGCATCTGATTTTGTTTGTCCTGCTGGTCTTGCTGAATCAGTTCCTGAATTTACTGCTGCATTATTAGAACCTGATACTGCATTCAATGCAGATTTTTCTTGTGCAGTGAATGCAACAGCATCTTTTACAGAACTAACTTGAGTAGTAGATGCTTTTGCTATTGTTTGTTGATATTTCTGTGCTGTTTCGGATGCAGAATCATTCCATATTATCTTTCCTTTACTACTTGAATCTTGTGTTCCTATTACTACACCACCGCTTCCCTTAGCATCAGTATATTGTATAATCTCTGTTGAATATTTTGGAGGAGTCCCTTCAGGACCAGTAACTCTTGTGGCAGTATAAAGCGTGGTCTTATTTCTAGAATTAGGACCGACTCTTATTCTTGCTATCTTACTAGTAATAACTGCCATTATAGTATGCGTTTTTTATTATTTAGCGTGGATTTAATATGAATTTTGCATATGGTATATTAAGTAGGTCATCAAGTTCATTTCTTTGAACGATATAAAGTTGTCCTGCTAGTTCATTCCATGTATAGTTTCTTGATTTTCTCCAATGAAAGTTAAGTCCTTTGAATCCCCATCTTTCTAATGAAGTACATGCAATCAAAGGGTGTTGATCGTATGTTTCTCCAGGAGTCTTAGCATTATATACGAAGGTATAGAAACCTCCTACTTCAGGTATAGGACTTACAGTATCATTTAATACTTCCATAATTTCCATCATCATTTCTTCTTGATCGTTAGTCCTATTATTCAAGTCACTCAGATATTCTCTGATACGATTGTCTTCCTCCATTCCTTCTTTATCAAAACCAAAATTATCTACCATGATGGATACCTAATTCTTTTTCTGTTATGATCTTAAATTCAATTCGTTTATCTTTACACCATTCATCTGCTGCTTTCCATTTTGCTTGGTTGGTAGCATAGGTTTTACATTCGTATAGGTATGATTGTGTCACTTTTTTTCTTTGCTTTGGTGGTCTGGTTTGTTTGGCAGGTTTAACTTCAATGACATATGTTTTAACCTCACCATTACTTTCTTTTACTTTAATGATAAAGTCTGGATAGTATCTACGAACTTTGCCATCAGGAGCACGGTAGGGTATGAAGAACTCTTCGCTTCCCCACTGTATAATATTTTCATTTAGATCACACCAGTTACAGAACTTTGTCTCCCAAGAACTACGACATATAATATTATTTACATCACCACTATATTTTCTTGGTCGAGTTGGTTTAAAGATACTTTTTTTACTTTCAGCCATCTCTTATACATAATATATAATGTCAAATAGTATTTATAAATGCCTATTAGAAGGTCGGTCTCAGACATTAAATCAAATTTACTTTCACCTGCAACTACTTCTCATTTTGAAGTTAGTTTAGATATTCCTTCTGGTCTTTCTAGATATAGAGGACAGAAAAGGCAGGGTAAAATTCAGTTGATGTGTTCAGAAGCAAGTCTTCCAGGTTCTTCTCTTGCTACACATCAGATTGATAACGATTTTCATGGAGTAACTGAGAGACATGCATACAGAAGAATATTTGATGATAGAATAGATTTAACATTCTATGTTGATGCTCAAAATTATTTGCCGATTAAGTTCTTTGAGGATTGGATATCATATATTACTAATGAGGATAAGAGTGCTGCTAAATCTAATTCATATACTTACAGAGTAAAGTATCCAGATACATATACAGTTGCTGGACTAAGTGTTACTAAATTTGAGAAAGACTATAGGAATTCAATGACCTATCAGTTTATAAAGAGTTATCCTTTACAGATAACATCAATGCCTGTTTCTTATGATGGATCTGATTTATTAAAGTGTAGTGTTGCAATGACATATATTCGTTATGTGGTTGATACTAGATTAAGAACTGAACCATCTGTTGCACCTATGTTAGATCCTATTAAGCAATCATTAGCAAATGCTGCTGGTAACTTTGTTGAAAATGTTGTAGATAACTTAATTGAAAATCTCTTCTAAATAAATACACTGATATTGTTATAGGATATTATGCCTTTACCAAAGATTGCGACCCCGACGTATGAGTTGGAACTACCTTCGACAGGAAAGAGTATTAAATATAGACCATTTCTAGTTAAAGAAGAAAAGGTTCTTGTAATTGCTCTGGAGAGTGAAGACACAAAACAAATTACTAATGCTATTAAAGCAGTATTGAAGAACTGTGTTCTCACAAAAGGAATTAAAGTAGAAAATCTTCCTACATTTGATATTGAATATCTATTCCTCAACATTAGAGGGAAGTCTGTGGGGGAAGAGTTGGAAGTTAATATTGTTTGTCCAGATGATGGAGAGACAAATGTTCCTGTCTTCATTGATCTGGATTCTATTCAGGTTGAGAGAAGTGATGATCATACTAATCAAATCAAATTAGATGATGACTTGATGATGGAGATGAAGTATCCATCACTAGAACAATTCATTAAAAACAATTTTGATTTCCAAGAAGGTAATCAAATGGATCAATCATTTGAATTGATTGCTACATGTATAGATAAAATTTATAATGAAGATGAGGTCTGGGCAACTGCTGATTGCACCAAGAAAGAAGTAAAAGAATTTCTTGAGTCAATGAATTCGTCACAGTTCAAAGAGATTGAAAAGTTCTTTGAATCTATGCCTAAACTAAAGCATACTATTGAAGTTACTAATCCTAATACTAAAGTTAAGAGTGAAGTAGTGCTTGAGGGATTAGCATCTTTTTTCGGGTAGCGATGGTACATATGAGTTTGGAGAGTTACTTCAAGCTCAACTTTGCCTTGATGCAGTACCATAAATATAGCTTAACAGAGATTGAAAATATGATGCCTTGGGAACGAGACATCTATGTGGGTCTTCTCCAACAACATCTTGAGGAAGAGGAACTAAAACGCAAACAGCAACAAGCGAATGCCTAGCAGTAATAACCTAATACAATCTTTAAGAAGTGCTCATGACCCTCATTTTAAATTAGAGGGTAGAGTTGGTGGGCTTGAAAAAGGATTAGGTATAGAAGTTGCTAAACTACATAAGACCTTGAGTAAGTCCTTTGCAATGCAGAGGAAAACTTTGGCAAGGGTGCTTGGTCTTGAAGGAAGAGTAAGTGAATTAGAATCTCAACAGGCAGCAGAAGATCAGGCAAAGGAAGGTATAGATGAGATATTAGATGATATACTTGGAGA